AGCATATCTAATTAAATCCGTAATAGGCATTGCTTGTAATACTTCACTAGCAGTAGCTGTTAAGAATTCATCTGTAACATTAGTATTTATTAGTTCGTTTGCTTTTGCGTTAAATGTTGCCATGTTTTATTCTTTTATCAACAGGGGAGCATAACACTCCCCCATTGACTTCTATCTACGTTACGCTGTTATTGTAAACAACTTGTGAGATTCAATTAACTGAATACCTACACCTTCGTCAGACATATACTGATCTTTCACGCCATCAAAAGCATTATCTTGCTTAATGTTAGCTTGATAAACCATAGGTCTATACTGAGCATGGAATAAGTTTTCGTCACTTACGACAAGCATATGCTTATTGTAAGGCCCACGTAAAGCAGGAGTTGGTATCAACTGTAACATTCCATGAGGTGTTTCAAGAACTCTGTAGTTAAAACCAAGAGCGTCTCTCTTCATATCACCAATGTTAACTGTCCATCCAGAATTGGAAGACATAACGTTGCTACCACTAGCACTAGCCATTTTTGACCAGTACCCTAGAGCTCCAGCACCACAGAATGCACGTTTTACACCTGATTCTGGTACATACTGGAATACTTTTTCCATGTCATCTACAAAGTTTGCATAGGAATAAGAATTGCCTACTACAAATTTGTTTTGGTCATCGCCAGACGCATAGCCATAGTCTTCTAGAGCAGGAATAATTCCGTAAGTTGTACGAATAATATTTCCATCTCCATCTACACGTCCACCATCAGCAAAAGAATCTCCAGATCCAGAAAGACCTGTTCCACCAATTCTTTTACCAAATAAGAAAGCTTTTTCTTTTTGCATCTTATGCTCTTCAGCTTTCATTCTACGAAGACGAGCTAGTTCACTTGATTCTCCTCTGAGAACTGCGGCTTCCAAAGTTCCAGTAATTTGTAATGGAGTTTTGAAAATCTGACAAGAATTCCAAACTGTGGTAAGCTCATCACTCCAAGCTTCAGGAGCTGAAGAACCTTCACCACGTGCATTACCAATTACTAAACATACGTCATCATCTTCTACAGCAAATTCACCACTTAGTGATACTACAGTTGGTGCACCTGCTGATACTGATTTAACCAAGGCTATACCTTTCTTAGCAGAGTAGTCATCTTTCCAGATTTCTATTTGCAGTCCTACGAAAGAACTATCAGCTACACTTGCTAAGTTTTTAATTCCATCAATAGCTATTTCAATTCCTGCATCGCTATCAGGAATTGTATATCCATCTCCGTTATTAATTGCAAACTCTTGTTTCACCCAAGGATTTCTATGCTCAAACATCTTAAAAAGAGGATCTGAGACATTACGAGATTCTTGATTTGAAATAAGAGTCGTGAAAGGTGCTACATCAGTCCAAAGCTCTTTAGTTACTTGTGGATCAAGGTAGAAATCTCTACGATCCTTATAAAGAACAGAAGACGCACCACCATTATAGAGTTGTTTCTCTGTTGCCATTTGTGACTCCAATCATCATTTATTTATTATATCCTTTTCAGTAACGCATCACTAAACAATTGCTCTTCACCTCTTGGCTGTTCTGCTGTTCCTGATTGCACTACTGCTGGTTTAGGAACTGACAATCGTTCTGCCTCGTTTTGCATTTGTTGTGCTTTCTGTTGCACTACTGGATTAGGATTGCTTCTTAACTCAAATAGTTTAGCTAAATTATCGAGAGTAAGATTATCAGGATTACTTGCCCATTGAACAAATTCAGATGATTTGGATTGATCCCAACCATAACTGTTTGTTGCATGGCTATAAGCCTGTTGCCTCATCATATCGTCTTGCTGTCGTGCCATTTGCTCTTGATATTGAGCTTTCATTTGTTCTTCACGTTGCGTTTCTCTGTCTTGCAAGTATTCTAATCTATCATCACGATACTTCTCTTTAGCTAAACGATACTTAAACGATTCACTATTTGGATCGCTATAAGCATCTATCTCGTTGTAACTAACTGGTCTCTCTGGTGCGACTGGCTCCTTCAATGAAGGTTCTTGCAATCCTTGTTCAGGGTATGCCTGAGTTTGTCCATTGGAGGGTTCGGTATTCTGTCCTTGATTTCTGTAGTAATCTACTTCCTGTCTTAGAGCGTTCAACTCACCCTTGGCTTTGTCTGCTTGTGACTGCCAGTACTCGAAACGAGTTTGGTCTTCTTTTGGCGAAGCGACCACCTCGCTGGGTTCAGTAATTGTACTCGGTGCTTGTGGCACTTGCTCAACTTGAACAGCAGGATTCTCTATTTGTGTCCCTACAGTCTCTTGTGGAGCTTGGTCAGCATTACGTACTTCCAAAATTTGATCTGTTTCCATTTGTTGTTTTTCCTTTACGATTTGTTATTATCAGCAATCGCTTTCTTCAATTCTTTTTTACAAATCCAGTTTCATAGTCAAACTGTAAAGGATTTGTTAAGCTACTTAGCTCATCTACTCCCCACATAACTGGATCATTGTCAGGGTTACCTATGGTTTGCTGTATGTTTTGATATCCATAATCCATACTGCTTCTAGGGTCTTGAGCTTGTTCCCATTCATTCTTTCCGTAATATGGATCATAAATTGGACTAACACCTTCTGCTTCGTAGCCTTGTCCATATTTTCCTGCTCTCATCGTTCCAGACACAACTGGCACTTCAGCTAATGGCTCATTGTTTTCTGCAACTCCTTGCCCATATTGACCTCTGTAAGCATCCATAGATGAGGCAGTAAGAGGCCCCATTTTTCCATCTACTTTTAGCATTTCACCATTTTTATCTCTGAATCCAAGACTGTTTAACATAGTCTGCATACTCTTAACGCCTTCGCTATTTAATTTTGAAGGGTCTTTCATAAATCTATCCAACATTAATCTTTGATTCACAGCTTCTGGTTCTTTTGGATCAACAGATGCTGGTGAACTTGCTGTATACTCTTCTGCTCCTTGTTTATTAGCAGGTAGCAATTCTGTAGTAGCGTCTGTAAACATAGGGGTAACTCTTCTATCTATTCCGTAATCTCCATGTTTTCCACTAGCCATAAGGTCACGCTGTCTGTCCATTTCTGGCATATTGTTCTGCCTATGATAGTTTAATAACTCTTGAGCTTGTGGCGTAATATTTCCAGAAGCCTCTTGTGCCATTGCTTGTTGCAAGGGAGATGTACCATAGTATTGTCTACCAATATTTGGGTTGGACATCTTATTTATAAATCCTGATATTTTATCTCGAAAGCTCATCATTCGTCCTCTATGCTTAATAGTTCTTCATTCATCTGTCTTTGTGTATTATCAGCTTGTGGCTCTACTTCTTCTTTTGCCATTTTTAATTCATCTGCCAAACGAGTCGTGTATAACTTTTGTGCCATTTCCACTTTAGCTTCTGCTTTAGCAAGTTTCTTTTCAAACTCTTTGACTTCCACTCTTTTTCTATCGTGTAATGATTCACGCTGTGCAGTCTGTAAATCACCTTTAAGTTTTTTGATCTCATCTTGTTGAGCCTGTACTTGACCCTGTAATTGTTGCATTTGACCAGCTCTCTCCAATACGCCTTCCATATCTGCAACATCTGTTTGCTTTAAAACCTCTGTTTGATCAATCAAACCACTCTGGAATAACTGCATATAATATTCAAATCTTGCCCATCTATTTGATGGTAGTGTAGACCCTGACAATACAATTACATCATACTTACCTATGGTTATATCATTTACTTTGCCCATGTAATTACCAATGTCATCGTATACAGGAGAATTCAATGTGACTTCTTTAGGCATATTGTTAGGTTGCATTAGCCTAAATACTTTTTCATCTGTGTAAACATACTGTATCAATCCAACTACTACTTTAGCTAGTTGGTTGATACCTTCTTCGATATCGTCACGTTTAGACTTAATACGTCTTTGACCATATTCGTCTAATGCTACTGTGCCTTTAAATGTCTGTGGAGCACCTGACATATCTCCTTGCATCATAGCATAAATACCTAAGATACGCTCTATATCAGCTTTTGCATCTGCTTCGTTTTTATACAACTCGTTGGGTAATGGAACAGGGCCAGCAACAATTGGAGTCCCTAGCTCTGGGTCAAACTCAATAACTGCTGTTCCAGCTCGTCCCCAGTCTTCTTCCAATTGCTTTCTATTAATAGCACCACGTGGTATAAGGAGTTTTGTATTAGTAGAGGTAGACGCATGAGCAATGATTAATGAACGTATCTTATTTATGTACTCTTGTAATCCCTTTACTAATCGTACATCACTAATAGGATATGGATTTCTATTCCATCCATTCATAATAGGTACGATAGGATACTCCTCAATAGGTAGGTTCACTTTAAACAACTCTTCGTCACCTACGTGAACACATTGCATCACTTGACATATCTCAATGTCGTTTACAAATATTTTACCATCTTCTATTAAATGTGCTATAGTAATAATATTTATCTTTGTGGTGCTATTAGGAATTGAACCCACATGCTCTTCACCTGCCATAGGTACTTGTTGACCTGTTTGCTGATCTACCATTAAATGGAAGGTGTCTCCTTGTTCTTCGTGGATTCTTATGTAATCAGCAACAGTTTTTGAATCAGTAAATATTTGTTCGCCTTGTGGAGTTAATAATAATATAGCAGGTTGTTTCATATACTCGTCAAACTGCTCACCTGATAACACTTTTGTTTCATCCCTATATGGATCGTATACTTTATGATAAGGCTGATATTCTTTGTAGTAACGCTCTATTAATTCTAATTCTCTTTCGTCTGTTATGCTTGTACCTGTGCTTCTACGTTTAAGAGTAACATCTTGGCTTTCTCCACCATAGCGACTATCAGATGCCATAGATATGTAACTAGTTTCTTGAGAACTTCTAATAATATCTTCATATTCAGGATACGCTTTAATTAACGCATCTTCACTAACAGTCTTTGCAACGATAATATTACTAGCATCTCTGCAAAATGGATCTTTACTAGATGGATCAAAATACACTTCCAAAGGATCTATTGATTTTACTTTAACTTCTCCAGATCCAAATCCATCATTGTTATCTACATACGTGTACATAACTCCCATGCCCTTGACATAGTAATCATCTACTGCTTGTTTTAATTCTACGTTGCCTTTAGATATGTCCCATACATATGCCATAATATCGCTAAACATTCTGCCTACTCTATTATCACTAGTCTCACGTCCTGTAGACTGAAACTTAGGTTTATTAGATGTAAGCATAGCTTTTGCCTGTTCAACTGCAGAATACACTACATTGACAACGATAGGCTGTTGGGATCTGTTTTTTAATGCTGTAGCTTCTTCATCAGTCCATTGTTTACCATTACGAAACTCATTGTCTTCTACAGCCTGTGATGCCCAAGATTCTCTTGCTGAACTGTATTCTTTGAGTAAATCTTGGGTGAGCTGGGTGCTCTCTGATTTTTTATGCATAAACCTCGTAGCTAACGATTATAGTTCTTATACGCTAAAGTAAAACTTTAGTTCCCAACTTTTTAGGTATTTACGTCAATACCAAGAGAATACAAACTATCCATTAATATTTGCATACTATCTGGATAATTACAATTCGATGGTATAAATAATTGCGTACCATACTTTGTTAAGCAATTCATACGTAGTTCTAAAAATAGCATTTTATAAACATCGTCTTTATAATCTATTAAATTGGTTAAAACAGACATTCCACTCTGATAGCAATTGCAAACGCTAGTAGAAGAATAGTACAAATCTAATGGCTTTATTGTTTCTACAGGTTCATTGCAGGTTAAAGAGATAGTAATTATCAATCCTATAAAACCAACTATTAAGCTATTTTCCATGATATGTCTTTGCTTTCGTATCTTTCATTTTGTTCTTTTGTTTCTTCTTTATGGCTAGGCCTATATACACCTTTCATAGCGTAGAACATTCCATCTAATAAGTCATCATGTTTACCCCTTGGGTACAATAACAACTCATTTTTTAGGTCTAGCATGTCTTTTTTCATATGCATTTTGCCTTGGGCAAAATAAGGCTCCATTGTTTCCAATCTAGATGATTTAGAAGTCCTGGGACTTTCTTTAATTTCCAAACCAGATATAAATATATTTTCTTCTTCACATCGTGTACGCAAATACTCTCGTAACATCTCCTGATAGCCAACAGACTCAATACGTACCTTAGAAGGCTTGTACATCTTAAAATATTGTATAATGCTTTCAGCTAAATTCATGGGCGTAGCTCGTTTGCGATAATAAGGTAATACATACCTGTTGTTATCTTTATCTACAGCTATAGGCATAATAACCGAATAATCTGCAGTTTTGCGTATTGAAGAAGCTGGGTCTACGCCCATAAATATGTTAACTGGTATAGAAGGGGTGTCTTCTTTAGTTAAGAAGTGATTGCCATCTGCATCTATGGTATAATCATAATCATGATACTTAAAATATTTTTCATTAAATAATTGATCTTCATCTCCAATAATCTGGCATAGATATTCTCTATAGAATACAGATACTCTAGCAATAGACTCTAATTCTTCTTTTTTTCTTTGAAGTTTTTTAATAGGTTGCCATTCTTCCCATAACGCAACTTGATTATCCATATCTGGAGCAAAATGCATATTTGTCCAGCCTTTCATATCTTTTAATACCTCAACCATGCATCTTTGGTGCTGTGGTGTACCTATTACAGCTAATTTGCCTTTAATAGGGTCTAATGATGGGATAGCACTTTGTAATAACCAACGTAAATTGGATTCCATAGCTTCTGCTGTCTTGGTATTGTTTTCATCTTCAGGATCATCCACAATAATTAGCGTAGGTCTTTGTGATCCTACTTTAATACCACGTAACTGCTGACCTGTACCTTTGCATATGATCATACTGCCATCTTTTAACTCTATTTCAGATTTTGACCATTGTTTTGCACTATGTTGACCCCAGTATCCGTAAATAGCACGTAATTCTTGGCTATAATCCAAAGTATCCTTAATTGTACCCAGTAACTTGATAGCATGATCTTGAGTTCTAGATACCAATACAATTAACTTGTTACCTTTTTCATGGAGTATGTGATAAAGGGGATAAACACCCCCTACAATCGAAGATTTAGCATGACCCCTAGGTGCTATTATGTTTACTTGTTTTTTGCTGTTATCGCTTAAAACTTCAGCTATTTTGTAATGAAATTCTGGCGAAGGTACAGAAAACATATTAGGGTTTGTAACTTTACCAAATAGTATCATGTTCTGCTTTAATTTCTTTATAAGCAGTCTAGTTTCTTTTTTCAATATCCCATCCCCATTTTCTTAATTCTGCTATACCACCTCTAGTGTATGATTTGATAAATGCTTTTTTAAAATTATAATACATTTTTACCAAGCCACCTTTTGGTGTGCTAATCCATACAGATTTATCTTTCATCTACGTTTTTTACGTTTTTTCTTGTCTTTAGGACATGATTTCATGTTGTCTACGTTTGTTTCGTTTAAACTACCTGTCTGTATGCCACAATGCAGGTTAAATCCCACATATCCTGCAAACCCACAGCATCTTTTTATTTTAGGGCAGTATTCAAACACTAAAAGTCTTCATCTTCAAACATATCGTACATCAAACCATATGTCTCCATCTCTCGTAAAGCATCTAAAGCAATTTCGCTTATTTGCTTTGATTCCATCTCTGCCATTACAGCTATTACATGTAAAGCTCGTATAGCAATTTCTAACTGTTGTGCTTGTGCGTCATTCTCTTGGTTCATCACGTTCTTCCTTGCGTTGTAGTTTCATCTTTTTTTCTTCAGCAGTAATAGTGTCAAGGATTTTAGTGGTGTCAATTAACTCAACTGAGTCTGTTGTTATGAGCTTGTTAGGTTTCATTTCTAACAGATCCATAACCATGTCGTTAGCTTTGAGGAAGTTGCCAACGTCACCTTTGTGTTGTGCCATATCTAACGCTACCAATAGGTTGTCTATAGCAAATTCTTTGTTAATACTCTTTTCTGATAAAATTTCTTTTACTTTTTTTTCAATTGCCATCTTTACCTTCTTCTGTTTTAAGAATCTTCGTACTGTTGCTTCTGGTATCTTGTCATCTGGTCTGTATATCTTTGCCAGTTTGCCCATATCTACCCCACCATTTAACATCATTTGTGCATATGTGCTTATTGTATTCTTACCTCTGGTAGATGTTACTTCATAATCATCCCAATTCTTTTCTGGCTTCGTCTTTGTGTACGTATTGTACGCATGATTCAGCTCAAATTGTATTTTACTGCTAGGAGCTACCCATCCCACGCCTCCTGACAGCTTTACATACGTCTTTGTGCCACCATTTTTGTCCGTATACGTCTTACGATCAAGACATTCACACACATACTCATCATCTGTTAGGGCCCACTCGCCAATATCTGCCTCTTTCCAGTAGATATACTTCATAGTAGCTTCAGATTTAGGGTAAATCTTAAAAGAACGTTTTTTTCTGTTGTATATTCGCTGGATTTCTATCATTTAGGACGCATAGTCGTAACGATATACCAGTAAATAAGACTACTTATAAAAAATAGTATTGCGACTCCAATCATCATATATTATTTTTAAAGTTATATAGTACTATATACTAGTACTAGTAGTTATATAGTACTAGGTACTCTTTATAGTACTAGTATCTCTTATAGTATTATATAACTTAATCCTTACTCTTGGGATCTTCTTTCATACCCAATTGCATTGCGATACTTTTCTGCGTTATCTCAAACTCTGCTTGTATCTTTTCTAACTGGTGATCTTCAGCTTCAACCAACTCTTTCAGTTCTGCTATTGTTACCATTTTATCTTCCCATTTACCTGTATTCATGTTAAACACTTCCAACTTGTACTTTTTATCCATCTCATGTATCACTTTAACTGAATGTACGTAAACACCTATATAATAGTCAACGTAGAAATGTAACATTAGTTCCCTGATTACTCTAGAACAAACTATGTCTAGAATGGGAGTGAGAGAGTTACCTTAGTACTACCCCCCTGTTCATCAGGGTATTGGGGTTGTATTAGGTTGGGTTCATTGATTCAGTTCGTTCTATCATCCAGTACACACACAGTATACATAATCTTTATAACCCT